TCCGGGCTGGATCACGCTGCTTTTTATTCGACGTCTGTAACTGGCGACATAGCTGACCTTCCGCCCGGGCTGGATTACGCTAATTTTTATTCGACGTCTGTAACTGGCGACATAGCTGACCTTCCGTCCGGGCTGGATCACGCTAATTTTTCTTCGACGTCTGTAACTGGCGACATAGCTGACCTTCCGTCCGGGCTGGATCACGCTAATTTTTCTTCGACGTCTGTAACTGGCGACATAGCTGACCTTCCGTCCGGGCTGGATTACGCTAATTTTTATTCGGCGTCTGTAACTGGCGACATAGCTGACCTTCCGTCCGGGCTGGATTACGCTAATTTTTCTTCGACTAATGTCACGTGTACATCTATCGCGGCACACGGCATTGGTTATCTGAATTTAAAAGACAACGCGTACGCACAAGCGCAGGTGGACGCAATCGTAGAGAATATTTACACAAATTGGGCAAGTTTTACGGACGCAACCCCTGAGCTGATTATTGATGGCACGGATGCTGCCCCATCTGGGACATACCAGGATGGAGACCCTCCGACAACAGGCAAGGAATATATTTATGAAATTGTCAACGACCCAGAAACAACGGGGAATCACAAATGGACAGTGACGTACAATTCTTAGGCAGTTCAGTGACAGTAGGCCCTGTTGTTTGCAAAAAATGCAAGGCGGCGTGGGTGTTTATGCAGGAAACAAGTAAAAAAACAGACGGGCTTGCGTGCCCATCGTGCAAAACGTTTGGCGGCAGGTTCATCGCTATTGAAACACACAAAGAATTTATAAAGGAGCTGAATGACACCAGCAGTTTTCAATTTCGTCCAGCAGTTGAGGTTAAAAGGCAAGACGCTTGATATTGGGTCTACAGATATTAATGGCTGTGTCCGTGAGCTTTTTGATGATTATATCGGGGTCGATATTAACCCTGGGTTTAATGTGGATTTGGTCATGGATGCGCACAGCCTTAAGTTCGGAGACCAGACTTTCGACAACGTGCTAAGCCTTGAAATGCTTGAGCATGATAGCGAATTTTGGACATCCGTTAAGGAAATGAAGAGGGTTTTAAAGCCTGGTGGGAATCTCGTTATCACGACCAGATGGTTTTCATTCCCGCCTCATAACCCTCCTGATTATTGGCGTTTTTCGGGTGATGCGCTTGGCCTTTTGTTGGCGGATATGGATATTAAATACATTGTGCATAGATCAGCTTGCAATGGCGTTTTCGCGCACGCTGTCAAAAAGGCTACTGGATGAAAACTCAAATAGTTACAGGGCCGGCTTATGCCCCAGTGTCGCTTGATCAGGTAAAAGGTCATCTGAGGGTTACGAGTACTTCTGAAGATTGGTATATCCGGGGCCTTATATATGCTGCGATTGGGATGGTTGAGCAGATCATCAGGCGGAAACTGACAACGCAGACATGGAAACTTTTCCTTGAGGCTTGGCCGATTCGTTGGTTTATCACTATTCCATTTGGTAAATTGCAGTCGGTGACGCATATAAAATATACAGATTCAGACAGCACGCAAACAACCTGGGATTCTGGAGAGTATATCGTTGATGTCTCGTCTGATCCAGGGCGTGTTGTGCTTGGGTACGGCGAGTCTTGGCCTTCTGCTACGCTATATCCATCGAACCCGATAGAAATACAATTTGTCTGCGGATACGGTGTCCATGCTCCATTAACAATAACGGCTGCATCAAACGCGTCGCCAATCGTTGTCACATCCGCTGGGCATGGGCTTTCAAGCAGTGATCATGTTTATATTGAGGGCGTAACAGGTAACACGAATGCAAATGGTTCGTGGAAGATTGAGTATGTAAGCGTTGATACATTCAGTTTAACTGGGAGCGCTGGCAATGCTGCTTATGTGAGTGGTGGTACGGCCGTAAAGCTTGATGTGCCGGATTCGATAATCCATGCGATTGAAATAATTGTTTCAGACTTATATGAAAATCGTGAAGGGATCTCAGGGCTTCAGCACAATACTTATAATATTGTTAAAGCGCTACTAACACCTTATAAACTTTATAATTTAGGGGCATAGATGAGTAAAGTTTCGATTATTATTCCATATATCAGGGAATGGAAAATGGAAGACCTGCGGTTCATGATTTTAGAGCGAACAGGGCTTCCTAAAGAAGATTATGAAATTATAGCAGTGGAAGACATAGACGGCATTGGGTGCCCGTTGATGGTCAAAAAGCTTGTAGATAAGGCTAAATACGATATCGTCTGTTTCATTGGTGACGATACTGCGCCGCAAGAGAACTTTCTGGCGAATGCATTGGCGGCTTTAGGCAGCTTTTCAGATGGCGTAGGTCTGGTTGGGCTTAATGACCTGACAGGCAGGGAGCTGCCGACGCATTGGGTTGCGCATAAGCAGTTGCTTCCGTATGTAGGGGGCGACTTTTTTCATACCGGTTACAGCCACAGCTACTGTGATGTTGAATTGATGGAACGTGCAAAAGATGCGGAGAAATATATATTTGCTGAAGATGCTGTTGTTTATCACCACAATGCGAGAATTGACAGCGATATAAAATTTGATTCGACTTATTCAAAAGTAACAGCCGCTTACACTAAAGACAAACGGCTTTTTTATCTAAGGCGTAACAATAATTGGGAGACGCCTTTATCTGGTGAGCAAAAACTGGCGATTGCAATGCCTGTCATCGATCATAAAGTGCATATAAATTTCATGACATCTTTCATGATGGCTGAAAAACCTTCTCAATATGTTCTGGTGTTGCCAAATTTTCCATCTGGTGAGTTCGCTATGGACATAGCAGCGGTTAGAAATCAACTCGTTGAAAACGCTATTTATAAGGGTGCTACTCATATTCTTTTCTGCGATACAGATCAGATATACCCTCAAGACACTTTTTCAAAAATGCTGAGTCATAAAAAGCCTGTAGTTGGCGCTATGGTGCATCGTCGTTATCCGCCTTTTGATCCAATACTGATGAGGGGTGAGCTTTATAAGTATATGAAAGTACCTGACAATGAATGCTTCAGCGGAAAACTTTTAAGTGTTGATGCGACGGGTTTCGGGTGTATTTTGCTTGATATGAAAGTTTTTGAAGATATCCCATACCCATGGTTTGAGGTCTACGCGGGGGGTCAAAGCACCCCAACAGTAGGTGAGGACATCCTTTTTTGTAGCAAGCTTAGACAAAACGGCGTTGAAATTTATGCTGACACCAGCGCTAAAGTTGGGCACATGTCGAATATGTGCATTAATGAGAACTGGTATCGGCTTTATAAAGGGCTTCAGGGGTTTGAGTGGGAGGCTGTTTAGCCTGCTTATTTGGTTTGCCGGATAGGGGACATTCTCTGAAACCCCGCTACATGCCCCTGCGGGTTTTCCGGCATTTTTTAAAAAAGGACAATATGAAAGCTGGCGATCTCAGACATTATTGCAGCATCCAAACACCGACAACGGCTGCGGATGACTTTGGGTTAAGCGGGACTGTTTCTTGGTCTGTGTTCGGGTATGTGTGGGCAGCCATTTGGCCTGTATCAGCTAAAGAGCGAGTTTCTGCGGACAAAGTAGAGATGGTCGCAACTCATCGGATAAGGATCAGGTATTTAAGCGGAATTTTGCCAAAGATGAGGGTTATGTTCGGGTCAAGGACTTTCGAGATCGTAAGCATTGTTAATTTTGAAGAGCGCAATATTTTTATTGACCTGCTTTGCAATGAGGTCATCTGATGCCAGCCAGGATGGATGCTTGGGACAGGACGCTTGATGTTGATCTTTTGAAAGCGATCAAGTGGATGAATAATGAGACTGGAAAGACGATTGCAAAGCAGATCAGAAGGTCTCAAGATTTTAAAAACAATACGCGGACGCTTAGAAAATCTGTCCGGGTGAAGCAGTCGATGTTCAATAAAACGTCATGCTTTGTCAAGGTCGGTGCCCCGCATGCGCATTTGGTTGAATATGGCCATAATATATATAAAGGCAGGGGGTTCTCAGAGTACATGATAAAGAAAGCTGGAAGAAATTTTGGCAAAAAGGTTAGACGCATGGTGTCGGCTGGGATGAAAAGTGGCAGGGTAGAGGGCAGGCATTTCGCTGAAAATGCATTTAATTCAATAGCAGAAAAGATTGAAAACGACTCAGTGGCAGCGTTCGCAAAGAGCATGGGGCTTAATATATCATGATAACAAAAGCTTTGATGAAAGCCATATATACAAAGTTCAAGGCTTCTGCGACACTTTTAGCAAGAGTGTCAGGCCGGTTTTT